ACCCAGCTAATATTACCTTCACCTACAGAAAAATCACTTTGAGGACCTACCCATGTAGGATCACCTTTATAAGTAGAATATAATTTAGGTAAATTAGCTTCAAATATCATAGTATGAATTAAATCAGCATAATGTGTTATTGAAAAAGTAGTTTTATTTCCCCATGCAGGTGTAGCATCATAACTAATTTGATATGATTCCATTGAAAAATTAGTATGTCTTTTATAAACTATTTTAAAAAATGTAATTTGTGGATTTCCAATTAAATAAATGTCTTGTATTCCATGTGCGACTAATTCTAATAATCCTGCTTGTGGCATTTTAGAATTTTAATTATATATAAATAGGTATATCTTATATTTACTATATTAATTTAATATTTTTCTATTTATTTATAAACTTGAATAAACTTGAATTATAAACTTAACCTAACTTAAAAATATAAAGTAATAAATATAAATTCAGTTTAAAAAAAAATAGAAAATTATAATTATATAATAACTATTAAGTATTACTTTTAATAATATATATATAAATAAAAAATGTCACAACCACAATCAACACTTTCTATAGTTAATAATAATGGTTCTTTAAATTTTAATAGTATAGGAAATTATAATTGCACTTCATCTTCATATACTATTAATACAAATAATAAATATTCAGTTATTTCTACAAATGATATTATTACTAGAACAAATACAGGTAATTTAAATGTTAGTTCAGATATTGGTATAATAACACTTAATAGTAATGGACAATACAATAATGCTATTACAATTGAATCAACTAATATAAATGGAGGTATATTACAAACAGCAGGTACAGGAGGTATAAATTCAATATCTACAAATGGTGAAATCAATTTACTATCTCAGGGTTCTGATATTAATATAGGTGTTACACCCGAAGGAACACCTACAAATCTTCAAACTAATAATTTAAATCTAGAATCATTAAATAATTTTAATGTTAATTCTGGAGATATGTATTTTGTTAGTAGTGATGTAATTAGTTTTGTATCTACTACTGGTGATATTCAATTTGGAAATAGTTCAAATGGTGCTCCTGTTATTAAATTTGAAAATGGTAATATTTTAGTTAATCAAACAACTAGTCAACTCGATTATCAACTTGATGTTGCAGTATCTCACCCAAGTGATTCAAAAAATGGTTATAATGGAATTGTAGTAAATTCAATAGTTAGTAATGTTTCAGCTGATTTAACATTACAAACTAGCAATACTCTAGGAGATGGAACGCAATGTATTCTTTCTATGGGATCTTTTGGTTCAAATAATAATAAGGCAATTTTTCAAAATTATTTAGCATATCAAATAGGAAATATGGTAATAAGATTAGATGGTCCATATTATAGTCCAAATTCTATAAATTCTGGGTTTGGTTATGATTTTTTATATTCTGATATTGGGCGACAAATATATTGGACATCTACCGATAGAACTGATACAATTATAGGTCTTAGTACATATATAACTCCAACTAGTGATACTGCGAATATTTCAATTTCTGGAACATATACAGGCAATTCATCTTTAGTATATTTACTTCAAATAGATAGTCTATCAACACCAAATACATTTATGTGGTCAAATAATGGTGGTGTTTCATTTCAACAAATATATGTTCCCATTATTAATACTACACCTATATCTCTTGATAATGGAATGTCAGTATTATTTACAGCAACAAGCGGATTTTATTATAACCAACAATTTACATTTCAAACTAAGATAACTGCATTAGTAACAAATACATCTTCAATACTTATTCCAGAAACAATGTATACTCTTCAACAATTTTATTCATATATTGGAACAACAACGCCTAGTGATATTGTTATTAAAACCAATAATAATGAGAAGATGCGAATTACTGGTGACGGACAAATTGGAATTCAAAAACAAATACCAACTTCTTGTTTTGATTTAAATAGTAATTTTAATAAAATATTATTAGTAAATGAATATATTGATGGATATCAAATTAATCCATCTATTTCATACTTAGAATCTGGAGGATATGTAACTATTTGGAATTCTCAGGATATATCTGGTCCAATCTATAATTTTAATGTATACGGTCAACGTTATATGTCAGATGGTTCTAGATATGGAAACAATTTTATAATTAATAAAACTACTGCAAATAATCAATCATATCCGTCAATAGCTGGTAATAAAGCTCAAAATTCAAATCATTATATTGTAGCTTGGGGTAGCAATCAATCAGAAACTGGATATAATGTTTATTTTCAAGTATTTCATAATAATAAACCATTAAGTACAATTGATAGAATTTTAGATTCAGCTGCATCTCAATCTACAAATCAAATATATCCTCGTTGTGCTGGTCTTTATAATGGTAATTATGTAGTTGTATGGTCTGCAGATACAAATAATAATGGTATTTATAAAGTATATGCTTCAATTATAAGTGATGATGTAAATAGTACTATTATAATTAACAAATTTTTAATAAATAATCCTAGTCCATATTCTAGAAATTATCCATATGTTGCTGGATTATCTTCTGATGATATTTATTATCCAAATGGGTTTGTAGTTGGATATATGACTGCTATTGATAATAATAATGATCCTAGATATACGATTTCATTACGTATATTTAATAATGATTGTAGCTCATCATCTCAAGAAATACCAATAACATCAGTTGGAAGCATTGTATATTCAAATATTAGTGATGGTTTATTATCTGTAGCAGAAATAAATAAACATATAACAAATGGCGTTAATAATAATTTAAATCTAGGTAATTTTATATTAACATTCTATAGAAATTATCAAGCGGATGCTAGTTTATATAATATTGGGGATAGTGTTAATGGTTTAACTAGTGGTTCTACAGCTAGTATTTTAGCAACATATCCATCTCAAAAAATAATAACTCTTAAAAATTTATCTAATAGATTTTTAGTTTCTGAAGAAATAAATATTGTTTCTAGCAATTCAAATGTTAGTATTACTATAGAAAAAATATCAGCAATTAATTTTATAACAAATACTACTGCAAATATAACACTTGATATCGGAAGTAAAGATGTTATGGCATATTGTTTTAAGTCAAATTTAACACAAGCTTCTGATGCAATTTGGTCTACTCAAGTCAATACATCACCTCTTTATATTGATCTAGATCGTTTTACAGGTAATTCGTCAATATTTAGTTATAAAAGGCCTATATCTTCAATAACAGTAGATAATAACGGTACAGCTCTTGTTACATGGAGCAATGGAAGTATTCCTAGTATTTATTATCAATTAATTAATACTAATACTGGTTTATTTATTTCAACAGAAGAGAGACTTACTTCACAATATGATGGATTAAAACAAAGAGACCAAGTAGTAACACATTTACAAAGTATTGAAGGTAATGATTATGGTTTTGTAATTTCATGGGATAATCAAAGTCTAGATTTAGAAAGTACGGGTATATATCAACAACTTATAGGATATCAACATTCTCTTTTTTCTTTAGAAGATGGTAATTCTAGTCTTATTTATAATCATCAAAATCAATTAGGTGTTGGTATTAATGATCCAGATACTACATTACATATTAAAAGTCAATTAAGTGGTATTTTTAATGATCCTGTAAATATATGTACTCTTACAATTCAAAATACATCACAACATGTAATAACTAATAAACCACTACAAAGCATTAATTTTATAGATGGATTAAATAATACTCTCAATACTATACAAAGCTACAATTCATTAAGATATGATGATTTATATCCACAACCGACAAATTTAATAGGTTTTTACAAATTCGATCATTCCGAAGGAACTCAAGTTGTTGATTATTCTTCTGCAAGTACGAATCTAGATGAAATCAGTAATCCAGTTTATATTAATACTAATGGTATACTAAATAATTTTGATCTTGAAAATTGCTGGGTTACAGGAATAGTTAATAATTCACTTCTATTTGATGGTAATAATGATTATGTATATGTAGAAGCAAATGCATTAAATAAATTAAATACAGTTTTAGAAGTTTTACCAAAAATGTTGTCTTTATCAGTTTGGGTTAATGTACCTAGTAATGTTGTAATTAATTCTACATTTGATATAATATCAAATGGTGGTAATTTGACATTACCCGGAACATATTTATTAAGCTTAAGTGATCTAACAAGTAATGGTAAAATGGTAGTTACATCTACTATTATTGTAAATGGACCAAATAATATTAATATAATAGGTAATACTAAAATAAATGATTCTAAATGGCATCATATAGTAGAAACTGTTGATCTTTCTTCAGGTAGTAATTGTATAATAAATATTTATGTTGATGGTATTTTAGAAAATAATATAAATACTTCTGGAATTGTTAGTTTGCAACAACATAATATATATAAAACTTATTTTGGTTCTAGTAATGGTACTAGTAATTTTTTTTGTGGTAATATGGACGAATTACGTTTTTATAAGAGTATCCTTTCTTCTTCAGAAATATTACAATTATATAAATATGGTAATCCTAATCTATCTGCGAATGCTTCTTTAATATTGAGTCCAAATACTAATGTATCATATAATCAGTCTATCATAATAGATGATAATGGTAAAATTAATAATCTTAGTAGTAGACCTTTGCCTTATTCAATACTTAGTGGTGAAATTATAGCATATAAAAATAATGTTAATATTACTGGATTAAATGGAACAAAATTTATTGATGAAATGACTATTGGGGATATTATTGTTTTAGGAATATTACAAGATGAATTTACAGTAATAAGTATTATAGATAATGCAAATGCTACAATAGATAGACCAGGATATCCAGGACCGGAAACTAGTAAACCATTTCAATCTGTTTTAAGACGTCCTAGTATTTATACATTTTTTGATAATAGTGATTCAATTAGGGGTCATATTGATAATTATGGTAATATGTTGATTGGAGATTCAAAACCATCAACTATGATGGAAATAAGTGGTTTTTCAAATAATCAAAATAATATACCTGAATTATCTATTAGTAATCTTACACCAGAAGATATTCAATATGGAAGAAAAACTGCTATTAATTTCAAATGTTATAATACTAGTATAGTAACTGCATCAAAACTACCAGTGACTCTTGGGCGTATTGAAACATCACATTATGGTACAAATAATGATGAAAAAGGGATTATGAAATTATCTGTTAATAATGGTACAGCATTAAATACTTTAATGTGTTTAACATCAAATGGTAATATTGGTATTGGAGGAGGAAATACTGGTAATAATACACCATTAACTTTAATTCATGTAACTACACCTACTATTACAACAGAATGTGAAATATTATTACAAAGTAATTACAGTGCATCTGGTGCAAGTAAAAGTGTTTTTGATGAAAGAAGTGATATATATTTTGGAGGTATTAGTAGTATTACTGAAACTATTAATCAAAATATAAAACAAAGAGTTTTATCAGCAATTAGCGGTTCAAATAATAGTAATAAAAAATGGTTAAATGGTCGGCTAGATTTATTAACTAATAATCAAAATACTGGTAATGGAATAGAAAGTCGTATGTCTATAACACATATTGGTAATGTAGGAGTATCAATATTACAACCAGTTAGCACTTTTCAAGTTGCTCCAGAATTAAGACTATCTAATAGTCAAATTAATACTATTATTAATGCTGTATTCAATAGTGGAAGTACAGTTATTACTTTAAATCAAAATATATTTAGTCTTTTAAGCATTCATCAACGTAATTTATATATTGGAGGCAGTGTAGTTATAGAAAATACTATATTAACTAATGCGACTATATTAAGTATTAGTCTATCATCTGGTAATCAACTTACTGTTAATACGGATCTATCAAGTTATATTGGTAATGTTATTCATATTCATCCTTCTGGTTTAAATGTTGTTGGTACAGGTTCTTCTACAGGATTTATTGGAGTTAATACATCAACCCCTACTTCAGTATTAAGTGTTAATGGTTCTTTATCATTACCAATTGTATCAACAACTAGTGATATTGCAATAGATTTAAATAATTATACAGTTATATGTAATACAAGTTCTAATTCTATAACAGTAACTTTACCAACAAACAGTATTTATATTACAGGACGTATTTATGTAATTAAGAAAAATGGTTCAAATTCATGTATTATAAAAACATTAGATGGTTCAGTAATTGATGGTTTTGATATTCAACCTGTATCTAATTTTACACAAGTTCAAAGTGATGGTGCAAATTGGTGGAAAATTAACTATGGTTAGTAAGTAAACATAAATATCAATAAAAACAATAAAAAATTTTATACACAATTTATTTCAAATATACAGGATCAATGTTATACATATTATGATGATTAGGTGTTGCCTTTCTAGATGTATTATTATTAAATAGTCTTTCTGCAGGAAAATGCATACATTTAGTATCTTCAAAAAATTTATAATACTCGTGAGTTATTCCAGAATTAATAGTATTTAATAATTCTGATGTTCTTTTGGTATTAGGATATTTATCTAGATTATTAATTTTAGATATAGGTGTTGTTTTAAATGATACTCTTTCAACAGGTTTAACACAAGATTCTTTATTAAATTTATTATGTGTCAAATTATATCTTTTTTTAATATCGGTTTCACAATTTAAATCAGTTGGTGGTGTATTATAACAAGTTTCAGTATTATCAGCACAAGGTCCATTACCAATACAATCTTCATAACTACGTCCAACCGATGTATAATCTTTTACAAGAACTTTTTCATAACGTTTTAATCCATTACAAGGCTCATTAATAATTTTAGGATTCATTTTCCAGTTATCATAAAAACATTTATCACTATAAAAATTAATATTTTTTAAATGGCTGTCTAAATCTATATTTTTAGAGTATCCTTCTTGTAAAATACCTACAGAACTATTTAAATTTTTAATATTAAATCTATTACCACATTCATCAATTATTACATCTGAATATTTTTGATAAACATCTTTATTAACATTTATTCTTTTTGAATCATCACAAATTATTAATTGAGGAAATTTGTATGGAGATTCTTGATTAAAAAAATAATCAATACCACTACTATCACCACCTATATTTGTATTTCCATCGCATTTAGTTATAAGAAAATCTGAACTGTTTTGATTTAAACCTAATTTATTTGAAGGATATTGAGGATTAGATAATTTATAAGACATTTTTATATTTTAATATTTACTATTTAATTAGGGATATTCTTAAATAAAACGAGTGTTTAGAAATCAGATCACCTAAAAGAGCTTATTTAAAAGTCTAGAACTTATTTGACGGTTATTATATTTAAAGTAGATATTTATTCTTAAATATTTAATTTATTAAATATTTTAATTTCAAACTGTATTTTAATGTAATATTAAAAGACATACTATATAATAAGGTTAAGTTCTCTTACTAGTTATACTAGTATTAGTATATGATAATATTCTTAAATAATTTCATAGAAACCTATAATATCATGAATGATAATCTGCACAAAAATATACAAGGTTATATTCTATTACTATATAAAAGAAAACACATACTAATTACCCTCACCAATTAATTTTAGTTTTATACTTTAGAAAAGAGGATTATAAGTTTTTTATACAAAATTGTATAAATACAATAATGGAAGATAACTAAAAAAAGAAACTAGGCATATCCCATATTAATTTGGTGTATTTTATATATTTTTACATACAAATTAATTATTTTTTATATGTTTTTAATTTTAAACTATCTATAATTTTAAA